CCAGCGTCTCTTAAATGTTGTCCTATATTTAAATCGATAAAGTTTTCACCAGAATCTAAACCAACTTCTTCTGCTTCTAAAATTATTGTTTCTAATAAAATGTCATTTTCACTATACACAAATAATGCAACAAAGTCATCGTCGTCATCACGACCGAAACTACTATACACCTTTTCTGGTGCAAAGTATAATTGTCTTTCTTTATCGGTAAACCCGTATTCTCTTGCCATTACTTGAACTCTTCCTCACCCTCTAAACCACTAACATTATACATATCAAATTCTGCTCTCGGTGCATTTTCGTTTGCTACTGCCCACTCTTCTCTTAACTTTCCATTAGGTAAAACATATTGTTCATATAGTGCTTTATAATCTGAATTTTTTAAATAGTTGGATAATCTCATTAATCCCAATATAGAACCTACCATATCTTGAAGTTGATTTTTTGGTTTTGCTTTTGGTATTGGTAGTCCCGTTATCCCAAACTTTTTAAGTTTTGCAAAATTAAATGACAATTTTGCTCTTGGTTTTAATTCTCTTTTAAAAATAAATGCTATTTTAGAATGTAGTAAATCTGTATTGATATTTTTTGTATCGTAGTTTACCAACAATACTCTATTGACAAAACGAGCAAACATTCTTTTTAGTGGTATATTAATCTTTTCTTTCTTTACCTCTATTTTTATTTCCTCTCTTATTTCTTCTTTTTCTAAATCTTCATCATCAATATCAAGTTCTACTGGTGGTCTGAAATGTGAAAACTCTTTATCTATTTTGTTAAAATTTTTACTATTAAAAAATTCCTGTTTGTTTTCTATTCTGACTTGTTGGAAGTCCTCTTCTATTGACTTTCCTTTTTGAGTTGGTGACTCAACTAACATTAATTGTCCGTCTTGATTTCTTAATTCAGTATTGGCATCAATAGAACCTGAAACTTGTTGCTTTCCTTTTAGGTCAGCAATAATTTCCTGTTGTTCTATTATGTCAGCGTCTAATATTTTTTGATAATAGTCTGACTTGTTTCTTGCGTCACTTGGTAAATAAGGCATTTTATCTCACTACTCTAAATTCATAATTGTCGTCATAGTAATTTATTTCCTCATCACTACCACTACCACTAACTACCTTGATACAAAAACGATAGTTTCTTTCTGCTTGTAGTCCGTTCATCCATAATCTAAAATAATTACCTGTTGAATCACAACTAATCTTAGAACCTGTTCCATAAGGAATAACTACTTCTTCGGTATCGGCATCTTTTACTTGGTAGTATGCAGACGCACTTGGTAAATATTTTACCGTGAGTTCTGCTGCAGATGATGAAAAAGCAGTAGTAGGATACAACTCTCTACCCACTACTTGAAATTTTACTTTTGAACCCTCTTTATATTCTGTTCTTAAATTTTTAAAATAAACTTTTAATCTACTTAAATCATCTCCACTCAAAGCAGATAAACTTCCTGTTGACCAACTTGAGTCGTCCCAAACTACTTCTAATTTAGGTGGATAGATTGTATGTGTTTCTCTACCAAAGTATTTTAAATTTCCTAATCTATCTGAACTACTTTCGTCTTTTGTTGTATCACTACCAGAAGTATATCCAAATGTATAATCTGTTGGTGAGATAGATTCTCTTTTTAATATGAATCCTCTATTAGGATATGCAGATGATGAATATATATGATTATTAACCATATCCGTTACATCTATTCTTAAATCTTTTTTGTCAAATGTTAATTGGTATGATGAACTAACTTCATATTGTCCGTCAATACTTGATGTAAACCAACTACCTCCGTCAGTCAATACTGAACCCGTTACCCAAGGTGTTGAGTTTTCTTCATCACGATATCTCCAACTTGCTCCATCAGTTGTTACTGGGTCGTGGTCAAGTTTTCCTGTTCCTTGTTTCCAATTACTTCCACTAACCATATAAGCATAAACATATTGTTCTGCTTCAACTTCTTCTGATGTTGCGTCATATAGATTTAAATAAAAGTTTGCGGTGGAAGGAATTATTCCGTCTACAATAGATTGGGATATATCAGTATAGTCAAAGTCAATTAATATTCTGGATACATTACCAACTGTTCCATTAGAGTTAACATCTTTTACTATTTCTAATATTTCATCTAATCCTGTATTAACTGATGATGTTGTTCCACCTGAATAAATTGTTGTATCTCTTTTTCCAAACTCAAAATAATGCATTATCTATCTCCCACTACTCTACCCTCAATATCAATGTCTGGGTATTTTAATTCAAATATACTTGGGTCCAATGAAGGATAAACAATTCCGTCTCTCGTAGCTGAATCCATATCATATATGTTTCCACTATATCCCTCAGATACTTTATGTTTGTTTTCAATCACTACAATATTCTTGTTAGGATTATTGTCTTGTGGTGGAACTACTGAGATTACTCCTTCTACCAATGAGATAACATAAGCAATGTCATTCAACACAATTGGTTGATTGATTTGCCATTTTTTAATTTCAAAATGTTTCTTGACTGCTTGTATCGCTCTAAACAATACTTCGTTTTTATTAAATCCTCTACGAACCAATATACCAAATCTTATTCCAATGTTTGTAACATACGCATCTTTAATGTTAATAGCGTCTGTTAATATTCTGTATTGTGAAAGGTATGTTTTGACATTTTGTTTTACTGCTTCGTTTAACTGAGTTAACTTTCTATCTGAAGTGTATCCCAACATATATAAATTTAATGCTAAAGGATTTGGTATAGTATCTATATTACCAATTCGTTTTACTACTCCGTTAATAACTTCTAATTGTCCGTTTTGTTCTAATTGTTCATCTTGAACAATATATGCTTTTGCTACATTACCATACTTTTGTGGTAAAGAGTAAACACGAGTTACATAGTCTTCTTTTGTTACCGCACGATTTTGTGCATTAAAGTAAGCACTTGCATTTAGTTTTATATCTTCTAATGTTTCTTGACTTGCTCCACCCGTTGCTCTTTCCAAATTAGTAACTTGAATACTATCTTGAACACTTCTCAATACTGATGAATCGATACCAGATGTAGAATTACTAAAACTTAAACTATCTACCATAGTTATAGAATTTACTGGAACATTATGTTCTACTGCTCCACCATAACGATAAGTTACGGTTAGTGTTGTATTTGCAGGTGCTAATCCGAATGTTTGTGTTTTCATAAAATTACTTGGGTCAAAACTTTCATCTAATCTTGAAACACCACCACCTAATGCTGAACCTACATTATCTGGATTTGGAATTATTTCTTCGTCTGCATTATCACTTACACCTGAACCAAATCTTATTTCGGTTTTGTTTTTATCATTTACTCTTGTATTAAATCTTCTTGATGTTTTGATAAGTTTTAACAAGTAAGGTGATTCATTTTGATATTGTGATAAACTTGGGTCATTTAAAGTTGTATTTTCTTGTGTTTCAAAAACTGTATCCTGTGCTAAGAAAGGAACCTCATACCAACTACCCCCGTCTGAATCAGTAACGGAAACCACTTCTGTAATTTTTTCTTTATCTAAGGTTACCTTGTCAAACTTTGTTGCTGTTCCAAATGTAAATTGTTCAGTAGTGGTAATACCTGATTTAGCAAGACCTGTTTTGAACAATCTAAAACTTGTAGGAACATCTCCGGATGTTGGTGTTAATGGTGTTGATTGTAAGTCATCTAATGAACTTGATACTTTAAAGTTAACATCATCTAATAATGAAAACTTAATACCAGTTGTTGACTTTAAAGTTGTTCCTGCTTTAATTATAGAAGCGTATCTCATATCTGGTGATGATGTAAAGCTTGCACCAGTTCCACTACCACTTGCTGGAACATCCATAGCAAATGTTAATTTTACTGATGAAGGTGCTGCAAGTTTTGGTCGGTATCCATAAGATTGTGCAATCTCATAAATATTCTTTCTTTCTTCTGCTTGATTTAAAAGTGTTTCTCTGAATTGATTATCAACATAGTAATTCAATACATCACCTACATAAGATGCCATTTCAACAAACATCATACCTGGTGATGCTTCATTAAAGTCATTGTATTGGTTTGGGAAATAGTTTTTCGCAAACTCTATTAAGTTTTCTCTAATATCTGTAAAGTCTCTACCGAGATAATTTACTTCTTTCTTTACTATTTTTTTATTTGTCCCAAAGTCTGACATTTTTATTCTCCAATTCTAAAGTCAAAGTTTAATATTTCAATTGTATCTGGATTAAGCGGTACTGAATATTCTACTTGAACATTTAGTTGATTTCCATCTTGTGTTGTGAAAACACCATTAATGTTGATGTAAGATAAAAATCTACTGACTGATTCATTTATTGCTTCCTCTACTCTGTCAGGAATATTTTCACCTTGTTCAAACACTATACTTTTTAATTGACTACCGAAGTCTGGTTGCATAATCCTTTCTCCTGGCGTAGTTAATAATAAGTTTCTTAGATTGTGTCTTGACTGTTCTAATACCGTTTTTGTTTTACGAAAGAACCCTTGAGTATCGGTATAGTCCATTGGAAATCCTATTCCAACATTCTTATCTTCGTTTCTATCTATTTCTCTTACGCTTCTTGCCATTGTTTACCTTTATGGTCTAAAACCACCTTCACCTGATTTCTTCTTATTAATTGCTTTCATAAGTCCAGAGTAATCACGAGTCAATGCGTTTTGAACTTCTTCAGGAACTGCATCTACTGAAACTCCTGCTTTCTTGATTGTGTCAACTGCTCCCACTTCTCTCGCTCTTTCTTTATTCTGTCCACGACCTAAATCTCCATAACCTAAGACTTCTGCCATATTATCACTTCCTAATACACCACCGCCCAATGTTGGATACTCATCTTCCATTGGTGCTCCTAATGGTTTAGTGTTGTTCAATACTTCATTTAACGCTTTGTTTTTTGTGTATTGTTTTTTAGGTTTGCTGACAACCTTTTTAGGTTTAGGTTTAGAAATCGTTTCTGCTAATTTGATTTCTTTTTCTTCATTAATAAATATCTCGCTCAGTTGTTTTTTGACTTCCTTACGAACAACTAATTCAATAATATTTCTTAATTTATTTTTGTCCATTATTACTCCTTATTTAAATTCAACCTGTTCTAATTCTTGTTGTTGTGTTGCTGCATCAGCCAACATTTTAGTTAAATCTCTTTTTGCTGTCTCAGTTTCTAATTGAATATCTAATTCTAAATCTTTCATCATAAATCCGTTATATTGACCTGATTGAATATCTGATTTAAATCTACCCATTACTGAATCGTATGTGATTTGTGAATTTGGATTTCCGTCACCAAATATCCTTAATCTCTCAGCTTCATATATATCACTTTCACCTGTATCAGGTATTCCTTCAAGACTTTCTACATCTTTTTTAGCTTGTGATATTCTGTCTTTTAATTCTTGTCCATTTTCAATTTCATTTAAATCTCCACCATCATCTTCATACTTATTTAAAACATCTTCAAAAGATACTAACTCTTTTCCACCAAAAGTTACAGCTGCTCCACTAAGTGCTCCGTAAGCGAAAGATGCAATATATTCTTTCGGCCCATCAATGATAGCTTTTGCAGTTTCTACTTGTGATTTAACTACATTATATTCTTCTTCAATTCTTTCTACATCTTCTATCAAAGCTTGTAAATTACTTAACTTTGAAATAACTTCTGCCATACCTGGAACTGGACTCCAAGCTTCTCTTAATTCATCAATGGTATAAGTTTTCCAAGATTTAAAGTCTAACCATTTTAAACTTGTTATTAATTTGTTTTGTTCTAAAGCTTCTCTTGCACTTTTTATTTTATCTCTAATGGTTTTTAACCAAGCTGGATTTGGAATAGCTCTTGTTCCAGGAATAGCTGCAGGAATTAAACTATTGATTTGATTTATTAAATGATTAATATTTTTTCTAAACTCTAACGCTTTGTCAGCACCCTCTTCAACTATTCTTTCAGGTAATAAAACTACATTACCCGCTTTTACATCTTGAGTAATTCTATATACATTTTCTACATTTTGAACAAATTGTTTTGAGTTAATATCAACTACTTCTGCATTTTTTATCTGAACACTTGTCCCTTTGATGTGGATATTTCCTTTTGCAAAAATAGCTATGTCATCTTCTTGTGCGTTCAATACAATTCTGTCTGAGTTTAAGAATATTGAAGGTTCTGTAAATCCACTTTGTCCTTCTCCATTACCTGCAATAAATGCTTTATTAACTGCATTACCTTCTCTATCAAATTTCATATCTTTACCCAAGTCTATTACTTGTTGTGGATATAATATTTGTTCTCTTGTTGTCAATTCAATGGAAGAACCTTTTGTATTTTTTCTATAAGTTCCCATTGTAACATTACCACTATCACTCTTTGGATTTTTTCTTTGGTCACTACTCAAATGAACGAAATTATTATGTCGTCCTTGTATCAATGTATCTCCATAATCAAGACTACTATTTTTACCACCTCTTCTTCTCGTTTCATTTATTTCTCTATTATCTTTTCTACCCTTTACATTATCAGAATTATCGGCGTAATAACTACCTTGTTCAAAATACTTAGTGTGATATTCTTCAGCACCTGTTGTATTACTATATCCTTTCAACTCATCTAAATTGTTCACATTGGAAGGTGTTGGATTAATTGCAGAAAAATAATATCTGTTTCCATCAAATTCAAATCCAATAACTACTTCACCTGGTAAAGGCATTTGTATAATGTTTGAGTTAAGTGGAATAAATGCACCACCCTCTCTACAATCATCAAGTGGTAAATTTTGTTCTGAATAAACATACCTACCGATTATCTTTCCAAATTTATTTTTGTTTTGGTCTTGAACAATTTCTAAAACTTCAACTGGTTCTAATTGATGAAAAAATTCTTTCTGAACTAAGTTCTTTAATTTTTGTCGCAGCATAGATTCATTCACTACATCATTAGATGTAGAATTATCCTCTAAGCGAATATTATTTTTTTCCTTAGTTTCTTGAGCCTTTATTCCAGCCTCGTCAAAATATGGCATTAGTTTTCCTTACTGATAGAACTTTCTATTTCGTCTTTCTTGATTTGTAACTCTTGAACATCAGATTCTATTGCATCCATAAGTTGGTTTTTTTCTGCTTCTGTTAAACCAAACTCATCTCCACTATCTGATACTCTTTTTTCTGCTGCGGTAATTCTTTGAACGATTGTTGCTAACTTAACAAGTTGTTCGTCGTTCTTGACATTGATTTCTAAATACTCTTTTAACATAGGAATAATCTGAACGGCTGTATCTCCGTCCTTGATAAATCCTACCACCTCTTTCATTAGAACTTCTAATTGTTTTTTATTGGTGTGAGAATTATCGTATATGTCCTTGAAGACATCTG